CTTCGCTCGGTTTTTCGCGCTTTTGGTCAGAACGGCCTTCGGTGGAGATTGAGCCACCGAATCCTTCTCTTCTTTCTTTTGCACCGGTTTTTCGGCTGCCGCGCTCGGTGCTTTGTCGGGCGCCGGATGAAAAACCTGTTCTTTTGGTGCTGTCTCCAGACGAGGATCAGCATCACCAGCACCAAGCTGGCTCACCTTCTGCGGGGCTTGCATCGCTGCTAGCGCCATTTGAAGCTTGTCGGGGGTCAACCCGATGATGTTGAGTTTGGTTTTGCACAAATGCTTCTCGTCTTCTGAACCACAGAGACAGTGGAAGGTTCGCGTTGGTGTCGCCACCGGCGCGGAACTCGTAACGAATTTGGTATAATCGTCCACCACCGGCCTGTCCTTTGCAGGACCTTCACGTCCGCCAGTGCCGACGTCACCTGAGACAGCTGCTGCCATGCCGTTTCCAGCACGAGCTGCTCTCATCAAGGCTGCGTCATCCTCAGCGTCTTTCTGTTCTTGTGTGCGATGGTCTCGCTCACGTTGATCATCTTGAAGTTTCTCAAGTCGGTAATGTTTCTTAGCCCATTTCTCAACATCCTCCCAATAGTCGTCACTGAGTGTGCGGCTTTCCACTTCATCACGCGACTCTCTAAGGAATCGACCGTCCTCAAGCTCCATCTGGTAGGCATCGTATTGTTGCTCATCCATAATGAAGGTTCGGCCAGTCTTCCCTGATCGCAGCGCATGCATTTTTTCCATGCCTCGGTGAAATTCACGCTCCTCATAGACGTCAGCGTTGTCGCGCATATGGTTAAGTGCGTTACCAACGACAAACTTATCGGAGTCTTCCTGTGGTCCTTCAAGGTGCTTGTAGTTCTTAGCCCGAGGGCCAAAACCATAGCGCGTGTAGAACAAATTAAGAGCGACAAGCATGGGGCCAATTGCAATGCAATGATTGGGTTTGGATGGACCTCCACCCATAAAATGCATGAACATGACCTTAGTGCCGCACAACACAGGCCAGCCACACCAGCCTTCAAAAGTCGTGGAGTAATGCTCGACGATAGTTTTTGTTGGGGGCATGATGCGACCGGAAGAGAAATAAAGCTTTCCATCAATCATCCCGTGAAACGTGCCGGTAAGTGTGTTAAACGAGCCAGCTGCAGGAGCGTCATACGGAGCGGCGCGGATATTGGCGGGCCACTGAGTCACGGGGTGCAGAACAAATTCCAAATCTTTGAACGTGAACATAGTCGTGCTGTCTTTAGAAAAAGCGGTCCGCGCTCCTGTGGGACCTTGTAGGAAGATCATCTCTCCTTCCTCGTACTCGTTCATCTGATGAGCGGTACAAGCAAGGAAATCCTTTCCTGCAATAGCAACTCGAATACATCCAGCGTTGTCCTTCAACACTTTGTCCACGCTTTTGAGCATCCAACAACCACCCGTTGGCCATTTTGAGGCTGGTTGGTGCAGGCTGCCTTCTTTGGCGGTCTCGTAGCGACCCTCAGTTTCTTTGTGCATTTGCATAAGCTTTGCGAATTCAGTGTGAGTGATTCTCGCACGGCCTTTGTTTGTGTCAAACAAGTGGCCACCTGGATCAGAGCTGACCCATTTCGTGAGCTCAATGCTGCTCGTGTTGCTAACCACCACTTCTGAGACGTACTTGTGGTACACCTTAGTAAGGTAAATCTTGCGACAGAGTCTATAAACATAGCGCACAAAACGGTACAGAACATAGAGCTCGAGGAAGCCAAGACAAACAATGCCAAACAAACATAAATAGATGAGGGAAATAAAAACGTCCACAGACATAACCAAGACAATCAAAGTCTGCGCTTGGTTGACTGTGAATCGCCAAGCTGAGTAAGTATACAGCACAAAAGAGCCAACAGGGGTTTGCACCAAAGCTCGAGACATTGCAGAATGGTGTTGGTATGCACGTAGCACAGCATCACAATTAGAATGAGTCTCGTTTTGAGGTA